GCTCCGGCGGACACAAAGTTATACCACCTGATATAGTTAATATTAGTTACGTCAACAGGATCACCGTATTCTTGGAAGGCTGATAAAGGTATAGAGAACGTCTGCCAAGATGAAGTTATACCTAAAGACTGGACATTATTAAAAGTCCATTCTTCTATATCCCCAACACCGGAAGATGTAATCTCTAACTGGGAATTCGTGGTTAGGTACGATGGGTTATCGCACTTTAAATCAATAATCAGTCTACCATTACTTCTTGTTAACCCTGTAGCGTTAACCGCAGGGAATGTTGTTGTAGCATTACACACACCACCGTTAGAGGCACTACTTGTTATTTCAACAGACCCACCAAACAGATGCACGTAATTCTTGTTGTAACCGCCCCAACGTAAAATAATGATCCCATGACCACCAGCTTTACCTGAGTCACCACGTTTACCACCACCACCACCGTCACCTGTGTGCGGTCTTCCCTCTACACCAGAAACACCGGCAGTGTTATAGTCACCACCACGGCCACCACGGGCGTAAGGGAACCCAAAGTACGTAGCAGGGTCACCACCGTTGGCACCTGTGTATGTTATACAGGTGTTACCTGGGCTACCTGCCCCACCACCACCTGAACCACCACCACCGGCACCTAAGCTACTCTGCCGGTTAGCACCGTAGTTTCCTTGACCAGCTACTCCTGTACCGCCATAACTGATTCCTCCAGAACTGTCACCACCGCCACCGCCAGAGCCACCGTTTCCAGCGTTTACGGCGGTAGCCTGGGCAGCCCTTGCGCCATATCCACCACCAGTGGCAATCAAAGATCCGAACTGTGAACTACCACCAGAGACACCGTTGTTCTCTATGGCACCTCCTGTACCAGGAGTCTGTATCACAGCAGCTAAAGATGATGGTATTGTGAAGGAATTATTATAAATAACTCCACCCGCACCACCGCCACCGGCACCACGGTTAACAGCATTTGCACCGCCTCCACCACCACCACCAGGAGCAACGACTAATACTTCTGCGACCAGATCAGTTAGGGTATGGGTAAGTGTACCGAAGTCTCTTGTAGTTGTAGATCCTTTGAACACAACTTGACCTGCCTCTCCGTATAACCATCCTTCTTCAAACACAGGTACTACTACGTTACCGTTTGCGTCATATCCTTCGGCTCCTAACGGGACGTATATCCCAGGTGGATTATAGGGAGTTTTATAAAGCATACGTGTAGCAAGCATTAGGCGAACTCCCCTCCTGACTCAAAGCCGAGCCAAGTTGTACCACCGTTAATAGTCAAGAACGTGAGGACATAGTATTGCCCCGCTGTATCCAAGGCAGGTTCAGTACCACCTGACCATAATACAGATCCAGGCCATGTTATAGATCGCACAGAAGAATCCTGCTTTACAATCAAGGTTAATGATACAGCCCCTGTACTCGGAACATTCGTGAATGACAGTGAGGTAATATTAACCCCAGATAATTCCCTGTAATGAACATTACCTGTAGATAAATCAATACTCTGTGACGTAGAGTTCCAAATAGATGTGGTAAAAGTTTCGGAATATGATTGAATTGGATTCAATGCGTCGGTTACTTCAGATGCCGCCGTGGAAGCAGATGCAGCAGCATCATCAGCAGAGCTTGACGCAGCATCAGCGAACCCAGACGCAGCTACAGCCGAGGCAGCAGCCTTAGCGGAGTGATGCTTCGCTGAGTACATACCTGTTTCAACCTCAACATCCTCTAATTCTTCGGCCCAATCCTGTGCCTTGAGTTTATGAACCTCAGCAGCATTAGCGGCAGCAGTAGCTACAGTAGCCTTCTCGTCAGACTTGGCTGCATAATGCAGGGAAGAATACAACCCAGGCTCTACCTCAAGATCCTCTGCCTTGGTTGCCCATTCCTCTGCATCAGCGGCAGAAGTAGAGGCGTTCCCGGCGAATGTCTCAGCGGCATCCCTGTAACTCAGTGCCTGACCAGCGTACGTCTGGGCGAAGTCTCTGAATCCTTCTGACTTCTTTGCCCAATGGAACGCTGAATACGCTCCTGTAATTACCTCGACATCCTCTAATTCCTCGGCCCATTGCTGTGCGAGATCCCGAGCAGCTTCTGCATCTGTTTTCGCACTAAGGGCAGCAACAGCTTCTGCATCAGCTTTAGCAGCCCAATGCAACGCAGAGTAATTCCCTGGAGTTACCTCAACGTCTTCTGGTTGGATTGCCCAATCTTCAGCAAGATCAGCAGATGTTAAGGCGTTACCAGCGTAAGTCTGGGCATCATTCTTATAACCTTCAGCCTGATCCCTATAAGTCATAGACTGACCAGCGTAAGTCTGAGCGTCCGTGGCGAATCCATCGGCAGCATCCCTGGCGGCCTGGGCCTGGGCTACCTCATCGGTTATCGAACCGACGCTGGCAGCGGCCTTAGCAGCCCAATGTAGAGCCGAGTAGCCACCAGTGACTACCTCTATATCCTCAGCCTCTGAAGCCCATTTCTCGGCTAACTCAGCGGCTTCCAGGGCGGCAGTGTATTGTGAATCGACTGTATAAAAATTCTCGTCGTACTCTGCATGAGTCAGAGGAGAACCTTTAACGAGTCGGTATGTGTAAGCCATTATCAGCCTCCCGTTTCAGGATCTGTTTCATTTCAGCAGGGGTAGAAGCCTTGTCGATCTCCTCCTGTACAGCAGCAAAGTGATCCCTGATACTCTGCCTTATGTACTCAGCCTGCTTCTCCTTCCCAGGGATACGTTTGGAAACGATGTCATCATAAGGCTCGAATTCCTTTTCCCTGATCTGCCTACGAATCTCATGGGCAATACTTCGGGCTTTCTCGGTATCTACCTTGATATCATTCTTCTCTCGTTTCCATGCCTTAAAGAACTCCCATTCATCAGGAAGCTCTGTGTGTTCTTTGACGACGAAGGATACACCTTTGGGTACACTACGGGCTACAACAGTGGACAGTGGAATACCATCAACTGGAATAACAACACGGAGTTCTCCGTCTTCTTCGTATACTATTCGTTTCATATTTACCTCACAATCGCTACTGAGCAATGAGCAGGTTCGACAAGGTTACCAAGGTTACCTGTTGCTATTCTAACAGACCCTGGAGCAGGTGCGGAAGACGCTAAGATATTCATCAAGGCTGTACCACCGACTACGGTGTTGTTACTTGCAGAACCGACTACAGCATACAGTGTATCAACCATAGGCACAGTAAAATTAATTGTATAGTCAGAGTTACCATTATATGTTATACTCGCTATATTCTTTGCCCCGTATATAGTAACACCACTCTGACCATTAAAACGCACCCAAGCACGTATGGCGTACATAGGAGTAACACCATCTGCTGCCATAGCCACTCTTACTGGTTCAAATAGATTCTGTAAATCTTCACCACTTACAGCAGGAAGTTTACCTCCTACACCTAACTCAGGTACATTTCCTGCACTTACTCCTACATTCTTTGTCGCAGCAGTTCCGAGATTAGAATTCAAGGGAATCTGGTCTGCATTAGTTCCTGTGTCCTTTGTAGCAGCAGTACCAAAGGTAGGAAGATCAGAATTCAGGGGTACTTGACCAGGATCTGTTCCATGATCTTTTGTTGCCACTGTACCCAGAAGTAACGTCCAGTCTGCATTAGCCTCCGATGGTTCACTCGCTGTGACATCGAATAGCTCTACATTTAACGCCCAGGTACGCCCGTTATGGGCGACCGCATAGGGCGGGGCAACTGATCCATGTTGATCGGACCAGCGCCCCTGGAAATTACCCGCAGATACAGCAACGTCACGAGCCGCCTCAGTTTCTTTCATGAGAGTCTCAGTGTACGCAAAGTTCTCGTCGTACTCCTCATGCGTTAGAGGCGATCCTTTGACAGTTCTGTATGTATACGGCATTAATCATCTCCCATTGCCTGAGCAGTCTTCGCAGCGATGTCAACGACATTACCCCCGAATCTCTGCTTACGTTTCTCCAGCGCCTTGTCGAGTTCACCGATTTCGTTCGTCTCAGAAGGCACACAATGAATCCCGTTATCATTCAGGAACTTGATAGCCATCTGGACATACCTCGGGTCACTCTCAACGTCATCAATGTGCATCTTGAGTCTCTTGGCGATTGCTTTATGCAGTTCACCAAGGACTGTATCTTTTGTTGCAGTATCGACCATGTTAACCTCCTGTGTACAGAACAGTTACAACACCAGTAAGGTTAGCGATAAGCATTATAATAATTGCCCAGAACTTTGTCTCCAGGGAATCCATACGCTTATCCAGCTTCTCGTGTCTCTCTTTGCACCAGTCCTGATTATATATACTCGTATTCATTAAGATCCCTCCAATACTTCAATCCTGTCTGCTAACTCTTGGATGAGATAGAGGAGTTGTGTGTTAGAAAGATCCAGATTACGCTCAGACAGAATTGTGCCTCCTACGTAATCTACAAGACGAGTCTCGATAGATGATTCGCGTTTAATCTTGATGTTCACTCCGTTAACCGGAATGGGATCAAGTAAGATACTTGTGTCAGTAACGAACGACCAATCCCCTGTATCCACCAGGACATCATCGTAATACACCTGGATATGATCCCTGTCCAGATACCCTGGGTACGCTCCCTCGAAAGAGAACGAGTACACAGACTGGTCACCGTTACTTGTGTATTCATTAACACTATACATACTATTCCTCCGGGAATAAATTAGGTTTAATTATTCCGTTATTCAGTGCGTCAAAGACGTACTGGTTACTAAACGGCACAAGGCTGTATAATGACCTCCAATCAGCAGCAGAGTAATCACTGTCACCTGTCACAGCCGTAGTTACACCAGTGACACCTTTGTATGCTTTATTTATAAAATCCAACCCAGGCACCGCAGCAGTTATTCCTTTACCACGGAAGCCGTAGCGACCACCCGCAACTTCATTCCAGGTGTCACCCATAAAAGTATCACCGAGAATATTCGAGGCATCCATAAGGGGTGATAACGGGCCTGTGTAGGACATAACCTGATTCACCAGACTCGCAGGTCTAAGGGCTTTCTCAAGGTATTCTTCCCTACGATCCGGGGCCATTGTTCCGGCAGCGAACCCGATCTTTACAGCATTAGCCATAACAGAGGTACAGAGGTTATAATACATAGCAAGGGCAGCCTCACGGTCACCCTCACGTAGCATCTTATAATCCCTGGTGGTCTGTTTAGACAACGCAGCGATACTAAAGGTTCTGAACTGACCAAGGAACTGACCCATAGCGGTGTTAAGCCACATAGGGGTTTCCCCTATTTGTATGGCCTGGATAGCATTCGAGGCTTTCCTGTGCAGCATTAGGGCGAACTTACGGCGTACAGCCGGGTCCCAATTCTCAAGACCAAGCTCAGTGTACGTCTTCTCGCCTGTAAGCCCCTCGACTTTCTTGGCGTGTTTCTGCATCTGTTCCTTCAGGTCTTTCAGGAGTAGGTCATCTACCCCCAAATCACGCATCTGTGCTTCAGGGAATGTACCATCCATAACCTGCCTGTACCATTTCTGACTCAGACCGTTCATAAGGGTTTTATTCTGCATAGTATAAACCCTATTCCACCCAGAGGCTTTCGATAAATAATACCCCATAGTATCCTGGAGTTTCTCAGCCGGGTGTATCTTATGCCCGAAGTCATCGGCACGGAAGTCAGGATGATTCATATAAGGACGGAACCCGATGTTACCAACGAGATAATCCTCTATCTCCTTCAACTGCGCTGAATCTACACGACCTGTAACGATACCTTTGACGAGATCCCGGATAACCGGGAGACGCATACTGGAATCAATCGCAGCTATCATCCGGCCTGTCTCACTGGCCTGGATTATCCCGAGTTTACCCAGGGATGAATTAACGATAGCCTTCCTAATATTACGCATAAGCATGTGACTTGTCTTGGACATATCCTCAATAGGACGCCCTGTAATCAAGTCGATTCCTTTACGCACAAGATCAATCTGGTGCTTCACATCCTTGGCATCCATGCCGTATTTGATACCCATCTGTCTCGCTCGTTCAAGAGACTTCTCGATATCTTCAGGCGACGCCAGATGGTCACCCTTACGAGCCAGGGCTGCTCTCCCTAACCAATATCGTCCAGTGGACATATAACCAGAACCCAGGTCAACATCAAGAAGGTCCGTGATCCTGATCTGCCGGTCACCTACACCTATAGATGTATTCATATCCATCTTGATTCGTTTAGCCATAGGGTTCTGTTTAAGGTCTTTCCCTGCTGTATCAAGCACAGCTTTAACATGGTCGTAATCCGCCTTGTCTAACCCGAGGTCATCTAAGGCTTCAAGTAAAAGGGTTTGGTTATGAGTAGATAACAGATTCGCGTCAGCAGCATTAGCAGTAGCACGATTATACATCCTGTTATACACAGCTCTTGCCATATTTCGGATAATCTTGTCCTGGTCAATCTTAACTTCAGGTTGTTTCGGACGAGTCTTTTCAATTTCTTCAATCCGTCTTATTGCTTTATCAAGACGAGCGCCAGCCTGCATCTCCTTAGTGAAATCCTTAGCACGTCGGATGTCAGCCTCGGCAGTCGCCTTTTGGTTCTCGGCTCGACGTAGGCGTGTCTCGAAGTCTTTGAGGTCAGCTTGGTATTTCGCCTCAACTTCAGCCAAGACTTTATTACTGTATTCCTCGAACCCGCCACCCCTACGAATACTCTCAGATAAAAGGTCAATGATAGGCTCAGAGGAACCTAACTCTTGGGTTAACTTGTAGAACTGTTCTGTGTCGTACTTACGGAATAGATGCCCGATTTCACCTGGGTCTATGTCCTTGAATTCAGATACACCTGCTCTCCTGACATGATCTGTCAGTATCCTGGTGTGTTCCTCGTATACCTTCTTGAACTCATCCAAGATATCATATATCTTTGAGGTAGTTCCAGGCACACGGATATTACCGTCGATTCCTATGGCTCCATCCGAGTCGATATACCGATAAGCAATCCGGTCGAATTCCTTCATGTCAATGCCGAGCTTCTTTGCCTCAACACCGAAGGCAGCTTTACTCTGGATCATAGCCTGGGCGTAACCTGAGAATAATCTCTTGGTTTCCAGGTCAGCTTCCAGGGCAGCAGTGAGTTCCTTATGGACACCCAGGCCGCCTTCCCCGTGTTCAAACAAGGCCCTGTTCAAAGCCCTGATATACGGGTTATCAGATCCAGCTAACGTCTGGGCGAACCCGGCTAACTTCAGCTTCTCCTGGACAACCTTCTTAACTTTCGGGAGAAGCCCATTAGCCTCGTAATTCTCTACCCATACATCGAATTCATTATCCGGGTCATAACCCTTTTCTTCCATACGAGACGCGATTCTTTCGTCCAGCTTGCCGTCTTGATCTCGTAAATGACTTGAGTTCGTCCAGTCCCTTTCAGGGCGTGGTCCAGCCTCAGCTTCTGCTTTCTTTTCATCTGCTCGATCCTTCATACGGTTCAGGGCAAAGGCATCAGCTTCATCCTTGATTCGTTTACTGGCCTCGAACTTGGTTGTATTCCAGGCTTTTGAAGTACCCAAGACACCTCCGGTTACAGCCGCGCCCATAGCAAAGGCAGCAACGTAATCAGATACTTCTCTGTCTTTGTAGGCTGCGTCAATCAGCTTTTCTTCAGTAGCGTTAATAGCACCCTGCATAACTGAGGCTTTCAAGATATCTTTAGTCTTCATGAGCTTACCGGCCTTGGCGACATTCAGGAAAGGTACGTAGTTAATTACGTTACCAACCTCAGCAACCAACTGAGCAGCAATACTGGCAGGAACCCCGAGTCTTTCAAGGTTCAGTAAATGCTCATTATAATCCTTCAGGTTATCAACCAGCAGATCGAAATGTTCCTGATTCTTGGCACCCTTGAGAACCTCAAGATTATTCTCGTTGAACTCAGGTGGAGCCTGGGCGATAGCCTTGTTCACATCGAAGTCAGGATCAGTGGGCTGTGGCCCTTGTAAGAGTTTGTTTAATCCAACACCAGTTATCGTGTCATGCTGCCAGAAGTTACCAACAGCCGAAAAGAAACTCGGATCTTTTTCCTCAAGTAAACGGTTGTGTTCATCAATGGCCTTTTGTTTGGCCGACCCCAGGGCGTATAATTCATCCCTGGTGTAATTGTATGTGTCCTCGGTCATAGGTAAGGCTGCACCAGCCTGGACCGACTGGTGCGTAGCCTCTATGTCTCCGAAGTTCTTATAGATATCTTCAAAGAGCGTCATTGTTTCTCCCTTAGTAATTCAAATTCCCGCTGGAAGAACCCTCAACGTAATCAGCCTCGGCGTTCCTTCTGGTTGGGAAACTGTCACCGAAGTCCCTAAGTTCAGCCAGGGCAGCTTCGTAATCTCCGTTAACCAGATAACCCCAGAATTTGAATCCTGTGGTTTGTCTACCGAATTGCCAGAATACAGAGGACAGTACAGTCCGCCATTCTTCAGGCATATCATTGAACTCCATGTCAGAGTCCTCGTTGAATTTCTTCTGCATGTAACCTAACTCTCGTTTCTGAACAAGATGCGTCAGCTTCATGGCCTCAGCGTTCGTCAGGTTAATATCGGCTACATCCTCGGCAGCGGCACCCTTAACACCAAGGGCAGGTTTAACCTTGTCGATTAATTCCTGGTTCACCCCGGCGTTAACCAGATCAGCCTCAGACATATGAGCCAGATCCACACCAACGCCAATAGTCACACCAGACTGCGGAAAGACGTTACCCGAGGAGTCTTTGACAACGTACCCTCTGGTTCTCATCCCGCCTTCTCTCTGGGCAATGAAATCGAAGTTAATTAGGTCATCATACGGGCCTATATCCTCGACAGTGATATCACCATCGTCTGTTTCAATTACTCTGCCAGCCATACGCTCCTCGTACGCCTCCTGGTCGTCAGCCGGTAGTTTATGACTCGGGTCAGACCTGGGACTGTATGTTCCTTCCTTGAACAGTTTCTTGAATTCCTCTACGCCTGCGTTCATAAGAACCCTGGCTCCGTTCGGGAATGTACCCTCACGTAACTCCTTGGTCATCTGATTAACAGAGTGAACAGCATCGAAGTTCTCCCGGTAATACTTCCTACGGGCAGCGGTACGCTCCTTCTCAGACATCTGTGTCCAATCCTCGAATGACGGCTTAGGGATATTCTGGATCACAGGTAAATTATTAGGATCTTTCAGAACCTCTTGGGCGAATCTCTCATTCTCCTCAATAGCCTGATTAACCCTACGCTTACCATCCTGTGTGTTCATTGCAGCTTCACTGAACATAACATCCAGGTCAACGTCGTTATTAACTCCTTGACGTTTTGCCTCGTTCAGCATCACGGCATGTTCCACAGGGATACGGTAAATAACCTCATCCTTACGATCCAGGAACATAATAGAATTCGAGTCAACGTCAGGTATCATCCTAACTTCATCCCAATCAGGTATAGCTACTTCAGGGGCCTTCCCGAATAGATCAGTCTCACCCGGTACACTCCGCGTTCCCTCACTGTACTTCTCTGCCACAATAGCCTGTATCGTAGGATCTGCTTTCAGTGTTGCTGCTATATTATCAGGTGAATCCTTGAAGTCGAATTCTGCTCCCCATGTCATCACAATAGAACCATCGAATAAGGTACTCGCGGCCTTAGTCTGTTCCAAGGCGAGTTCCAAGGCTGGTTCATGAGTTAAACCTTTGGTGTTTCTCAAGAATCTATAATGCTGCTCAACAGCGTTCCTGAAGTCCATCGTGGCTATTTCCTCGTCACGCCTGGAATCCCATCGCCACCATTTATCGTGTTCACCAAGGTACTTCTTGATGGTCTTGTCTATCTCATCCTGGGTACCTTCGGGTAACGTCTGGACTTTCTTAATCAGGCCCTGCTCTGCCTTTCTTTCCGCCATAGCAGCAGCCTGAGCGCCAGCCAAGGCTTTCTCTTTGGTAGTACCAACAGTGTACCTTCCAGCGTGTTCCATGATCTTGAACCGGGCAGCAGCATCATCTCCGATATTACGGAAGAACTTAGAGTCGTTCCCGAATCCCTGCCTCATAGCCTCTAAAAAATTATAAGACTCAACAACGGCAGGAGATACTTCGTTCCCTTGGATAATCTCGGTATTCGCAAAGGTGTCTCCCATGTTCTTAATCATTTTGACTGAACCAGTCTGCTTTGAGGCAATCTGGCCTATCTTAGCGGCCTTTGTCGCAGGATCTTCTTCTGTTTGGAATATATCCTGGACTATCTCGTTCACAGCTTCTTGGTACAAAGGATCAGCCGTTAATCCGTGGGTGTTAACCCCGGATAGGATCATTTCCTTGATATGATTCTTTTTACGACCTTCAACGAAGTTCCCTTGTGCTTTAATCAAAGCCTGGGAGAACTCTTTGTAAGATACAATTGGGTTCCCGTTCATATCCAAGGCTTGAGACAACGGTATCGGGTTACCGACACCACCGGTTACATCCTGGTCCCAATGCTCTTTGGTTAATGTCCCGGTTGCCACCAAGGTGTTGAAGTTATGACGTACTTGCATAACACCGTCTTCAGCTACCATCCGTTGTTTACGGTGGGCAACCTTCAGCGCAGCATCGTACGTCTTGGCGTACTGAGGATCGTTCTGGAAATCGAATTCCTGATCGAATATATTCAACAGGGTATCATCCCCGTTAGCGGCCAGCAACGCTCCAGCGTCTAAGGCTACTTTCCGGCGATCATCTGTTTCAAGCATACTATAATCAGGGGACATGATCTCATCAACCATATCCTCAGCGGTATACGTCCCTTCTTTCCATTTCGTTACAAGAGTGTTCCCGAGGGTTTCTGTCTCCTTACCCTTCAAGGCGATCCTGTATCTACCTGCCTGGCCTGCTGTTAGGGTACTTTCCTGCTCCACCCAAAAATCATTCCAGGCTGACACAGCTTCTGTGCTGTATCTTGAAGGGGCGTACTCGGATGCAGTCTTGGCATGGAGATCGTTAACGTACTTCTGGAATTCCTCTGGGGAACTGTCATCGAACTCCCCCGAGTTAATCCTCGATCTCAGATCATTGAACGTATTAAGGGCTTGTCCCTTAGCTACGGTTTCAGCGTAGGTCCGTTCATGATACTGAAGGTCAGGATTAATAGTGTCATTAACAAGATCATTTTTAGCCCTCCGCAGCATTTCCTTTTCATGGTCCTGCTGCTGTAACTGGTAGACACCGCCTATGGCCTGGGATAATGTAGAAAGGACATCGAAGGTTCTATCAGCCTTAGCTGCCCTTGTCTTCTGATCCAGAATCCTGTACGGGCTACCCATTTCTGTTTTATCGAACATCTGTCCTCCTATAACATAATACCAGCAGGGGTCGCCCCGTAACCAGTGGTATCGTATTTCTTCAATTTACTGAAGATGTCACCAACTGAGTTATTGAATTCTTTACGGGTACCGGAGTCCATTGAGGCATAAGACCCCAAAGCTGTCATCCCGGCATTGAACAGGAGATCAGTAGTACCGGGGGCTTCCCCGTACGTAGGTCTTGCCTGATTCAAATTATCAACCATACGCTTCGCGGTATCATTGAAGTAGTTCGTTATATTATTAAGCTGAACCTGGGCGTTCACGTTCGATTCAGAGATAGCGTCAGCGGCAAGCCGCCCGGTTTCTCTTTCCAGGTTCAATTCGACACGTCTCCCTGCTGCCCCTATTTGAGCAGCAGAGACGACGGCCTCTCCTTTGGCTTTCTTTGCGGCCTGTTTAACAGCGATGTTCCTCGCGATCCTGTCACGGATAGCTTCAGACTCAGCCACCTGGGTTCTGTAATCAAGGGTACTCAGGGACTCCTGAGTGATACCCACGTTCATTTCCCATTGGGCTTTCAAGGCTGCATTCTGGGCCTTTATATTTTCCTGCTGCTGCTTACCAGATAAAATACTGGAAGCAACACTGAACATCATTCCCCACATATTCCTCCTTACACCCGTCTACCGGAACTACTGTAATTACCAGTCCAGTTAATATCCAGTATATAGAACGGGGTATGATCGTCTGACGCGAACCCTACTTCGCACCTGTCTCTATCTGATCTGAGACTAAGGCGAATTTTAGCGTCCTGGATATCAGGCGGATTATTTGCGAACAGGCCAACCCTGTCAATAATACGAGCATTGTACACTTTCTCGAAGGTAGTACCACCCTTGGTAAGATTCAACTTCAAATACCCGGTTGCAGCCGTGTTGAACTCGACGTAATTCAGGCGTAACTTCTCGGTTGTAATAGGCTCACCCTCTCCGTCCCTTAGATACGGATTCGTTAAAGTACCCTTGGCTTCGTACGGAACACCTACCCAGAAGAACGGCTTAGGAGTCTCTGTGTATTCAGCATCGACGTAAATAGGATTCACGAAGTTATTTTCGTACCTTGAGATAATAAGCTCATCAGATATCCTAATCTCACCACCTTCCTCGTAATGCTCCACAAGGAGTCCTGCCTTACCTGTACCATCAGCAGCAATAACCCTGATTGTGTCTGGATTTGTGTCTGTGACTGTCGTAGGTATCGTCCAGTAGTCAGCGCCGACTGTTCCCTCGACGTACTCCATAGTATCCAACCGGACAGGAAAAGGTATATCCTGTGTATCCGTGTCAGACATATCAATACGCTCAAGTACCGCGTAACCGTTACGCTGTAAAAGAATATACAAATCGTTCCTCACGAAGCTCGTATACAGTATCTCTCCAGCGAAGTTCCAATGACCCCAAGCAGCCTGTAACCTGGAGTTATCCCTGTCGTACCACTCGTACACGTACATACGATTCGGGGTAAGGTCTGTCCTGATAAATAGCTTATTATACCCAGGGGAAGCCTCAAGTTGCACCACGTCACCCTCGATGTATTTCCTTACATGGTCTGTGATAGGACTCGCCAGCATGTTACCTGTGAGTTCATCGAATCTGAGTTCGCGAATCCCTGAATACTTACCGAAGCTGTACGGGAAGAATACACTCGATGCAGCAGCCACGGGTGGAGTAATAGCAGACGCCGGGTATTTCGACTTCGATGCCAGGGAGAACGTCTTAGATGTAAAAGCAACATCACCTGGGTGAAAGAACTGAGCAGAGTCTGAGAACGACACCAAGGATGAGTTAAACACCAAGGTATGATTCAGGTCAGTAACCTGGGTATCAGACGAGGCAGTATCAATCGGGTCATCATCAGAAGTCTGGAGAACAGAGTTAGCGAAGAAGTTAAAGAAATCGAACGTAACAGATGCAACCTGATTCTCCTCAGTTGTGAGGATTAAGCGCCCCTGGTACGTCAGGATATCTGATATCGTAGACCCGACGAAACTCGGTTTAGGGTTCGAGTCATCATCCCCGGCTGTTCTTGAAGCCCACTCAATTTCCTTTAAGGTGAACGATCCATCTGACTCCCTTACTATCTGGTGCGGCATTGTTGCGGCTACGAAGTCCTGGTCAACACCGAATCCAGCAGATTCCTGCCAGACTCCACGGCCAATACTTACGCCATCTTCTGTCAGGAATTCGACGTAATAATCATTAAGCTCAGATCGGTCAACACCAGTGATTTTAACCTTGTAGCCGTTCTTTGCTATCACAGGTAGTTTGTCGTAGTTATCCAGGCGTTTGCCGATAACGAACAAGTCGTTACCATTATTACCATCCTGGGTCTGGATCTTGTAACTCGCTGAGGCTTTGTACAGATAAATTACATCACCCTCTTGTTCCATAGTTACACCATTAGTGGTAGCCCAAGTCTGAATATCAGGGGCAAGGGCATCAATGATATCGGTTGTGTCCAGAGTAATTCGTTTATCTACATCTTGCTCAGTCGTAGATACATTCAAAGTAACTGTCGAGGGTGTTGTATAGGTGGCTACTGTTACACCATCTATAATTACCTCGTAGTCTTTACCCCAATTCGCCTGTTTACAATATACCATAACCTGCCAATCAGTGCTGTTATCTGTGGGGTTACCCATAGCAGGTTCTTTTTCTCGATTCAAAATAAAAGTGGTATCAGCTACTGTGTGGAATCTGAACGCTCTCGTTGGATCAGAAGCCATCAAGTAACCAATACCGTCAGGGGTCGTTACTGTTTTCTCTGCACCTGTGAATAAGTCGAACACACGGATACCCGTGTTATCAACCATGAACAGATACGCTTCCTCAGTATCCCCTCTATCGTAATGATAAAATGTCTTTCCAGTGAAATCTACGGCATTACCAAGGAAGTCGATCAAGTAAGTACCAGGGCGTTTACCGAGTCCTCTCGTAACAGAACTCAGGCAATTCACTTGGTCCTTTAACTGTTCAGGACGACGTTCCCTTTCAGGTTGCTGAGATATACCCTGGAGTAAATTCTTAATACTTCCATTGTATTTAGCCATAATTACCTCGTGGGTTGATTCTGGAGTAAGGTAGAAGCAGCACCTGAAGTAAGTGCTGAGGGTTGTGTTGCTTTCAAATGCTGTACCTGGAGCTTATGGAAAGCCAAGGTTGCATCATTCATGAGTTTCTCTAACAGGTTACTATCCATAGCGTACGTTGCAACCATATGCGCCCGGCATTGCGCCAGGATGTAGTTGAACATAACCGGCGGTAGTTCATCAATATCCCACTCAGTTATAACCTGGACAGTAACTGATTCTTCATCAGAGAAGTCAAAGGTATGGTTCTCAACGTCGTACAGGCGTCTGCCTCGTTTGATATAATTCGGTGTATTCGGGACTACAGCCGTGGTATTACTCGGTAGATACACCGAGCCATCCCGAGCGGACACAGGGAGTTCCCATGTCTCTGTATTGTACCAGTATCCGATAGCTTGTTCGGTATTCGAGAACTGTTCCCATACTTGAAGGGCAGCCAGGACATCGGGGTTACTTCGGTCTACTTCATTCAAAGGAGATTCCCCGATCACCTGTAACAATGAGTTCACGACTGCTAATTCTGTCTGTTTCATAACTCTCCTAAAGACCAAAAAAAGCCCCCGGCTTTTACACCGAGGGCTTTGTCAGTTAACGATTACGCCTTGAAGATAGCGCCATTCACGTCAGTCCGATCAGGGGCAGCACCGATTGCCAGGTAGGAATCAATGAACCAGCAGAGCAGACGTTTGTCCCAGTACACATCAGAGGTCAGAGGGATACTCTGAGCAACCATGATGCTCTCGGGGGTAGCGAACAGGGCGACAGCCTTGGCTTCTTCTGCGGAAGTCTCATAAGCGGCACCATAAAGGGCAGCAGTAGAGTCAGTCTTCGCGGGAGCAGCCACGGTATCAACAGCCTGGGAAATCCGGTTCGTCATAACGATGGGCATACCAGATACCGTCTCGACAGCGGCATGAGCGAAAGACCCGTTCGGTTTGTTGAAGTCAGCGTTCAGGAGATCCTGATTCTTCAGCAGGGTGAAATACTGAGCGGGTGCCATATACAGCTTCCCGTCGTACATTTCGATCTCTGCCTCAGCCAGACCCTGGGCCACGTTGTACACAGCGGCGGTCAGCTTCGCGGGATCGAGTTCATCCCCAGCAGCAGACAGGGTTTCTACGGTAGCCTTGGGCAGGATACCACCAGTACCTTTACCACCAACATCGAACAGCACAGACTTCACGATCTGTACGAACAGAACCTCATCAACGGACTTCGCAATCCGTTTACCGAAGTTCGCCGGGGTACGGGATTTCAGATCCAGATGATCCTGCACGGCGGGAAGCATAGCTTCGATCACCCGAGCGATAATCGGGGTCTTCACCTGGACGATGTTCTTCCCTACTTCAATCTTCTTACCAGTCGGCTCAACACCGGCCTGGACAGCCTGAAGCGTGGGGTTACCCATCACGTTGTTACTCATTGTGTCGGTCCCGATCAGGGGACGGAACTCGAATACAGAATCCAGAATCTGGGCTTTCTGCATCGTTTCATGGACACGGCCATCGAACTTCTCAATAGCCAGGGCGAACTTATCAGCGGAAAAGTTCTGCGCCATCGGAAAAGTCAGATTAGCGGATACATCTTGAGCCATTTAAAATACTCCTTATTGTTATAGTTATACCGACCGTTTTACTTAAAGTTCATAGCGCCCGTTCTGGTTCATACCGTAGTACATACCAGGGCCGTACCTTTTCTGGTCAGCCTGACGGGTCTTGAGACGGGCCTCATCAATCTTGCGCTGGTACAGAGGATCTGTTTTGTATTTCTCTGTCTTCATGATAGCCCGGTATTCTTCCTTCGTAATTCTCAGTTCTTTCTGAGCAGGGGCGTTAGCGTCGCCTTCCATGAGTTTACCTCCAATACCTTTCAATTTCTTGTACTCAGAGACTGCTGTTTTCAGCGCCTCGTTAACCAGGGTTTTGTTCCCGGACAGTAATTTCGCGTTGATACTCTCCAGAGTTTCTTTATCCAAGCTACCACGCAGGGTTGTCGCCAGGGATTTGAACTTATCCTCACCACCTACAGACTTGTAGATGTAATCATTCATCTCCTGGATCTTCTTGGCCTGTTCCTGGAATTCTTTGTACTTCTCAGAGGCTTCAATCTGAGCGAGTTTGAACTCAGCTTTCAGACGAGCGACGTGAGCGTCAACAAGATCAGGATCGAGTTTCTCTTTCGCAGCCTTGATAATATCATCGGGGATCTCCCCGTTGTTATCCGCGATCTTCTTCGCGATCTCATCAACGTCGAATCCTGCTTCCTTGAGCTTCTGGTCAACGGCCTTGTTCTCAGGTGTACCATCGGGTTCCCCCTTGTCGTCACCTTGTTTACCGTCTCCATCGTCCTCAAGATTCAGGTTAATATCGTCATCTTCAGAACCAGAGTCATCAGAACCCTCAAGGTTCTCCCCATCAGGCTTTACTTCTTCGTCACCTGTGGGTTCTCCGGTCTGTTCTTTCAGTGCTTCCAGTGTCTCTGGACTTAAATCTTCGGTTGCCATTTATCCTCCTTGTGCTCCTTGTACTCCTTGGGCAATCTGGTCAGCGTCAGCCTTATTCAGCATTTCCTGTCCAGCCATAGCTGCGGCCTGTTGTTCCTGCATAGCGGCTTGTTCCTGGGCGAATTCCTCGTCTGTCTTGACGATCTTCTCTCCCTCAACATCTCTGCCAGCAGCCAAGATAGCCATCAGGGCCGATTCTTTCAAGCGCATTCTGGTTGATTCAGGCAAGTTATTCAGCATAGCGAGATCATCAAAGAAGTACCTGATCTTCTCGTTCTCAGCGGATCTACCCATAGCATCCAACCCTGTGACCACCACGGGATCAATCCCTGTGCCCTCGATATTCAGGTCAATATCACGGAGCAGAAGTAAAGCCATAGGTTGCTGAAGTGTAGAAGCGAAGGAACTGAAGGTACCGCCGTGGGCCTGTTCGAGTTCCATAGCCCTGATCCGGTTCTCCTCAGCGGTAACCCGCTCGGCGTCTCTGATCTGGCTGGATATACTCAGGAATACTTTACCCAGGTGCTGCCTGTAGTCCTGGATGACAGCGTTAATAAAGCTGAAGTCGGCAGACTTATTCGTCTGCACAGCATTAACGTCATCCGGCATACCGTAATGATACGTACCAGAGGCGGCATTGTTCATAGCGGCTACGTCGAGCATACTCCCAGGTCTGACGAGATACTTGATATCTGTCATAACGGCAGCGCCGGTGACCATTGCTTCTGTCAGAACAGACAAAGCCCAGAATGACCCATAGTGATCCTCAACCAGACCACGGCCATAATGTTCCTTGCGTGTTCTCTGCCATACGCAGGGAATCCAAGGCAAGAGTTCTTTCTTGAACCGTTGCTCGGGATCACCAACCGGGGTGTTCTCCACGGTCTGATCCACAATGTACTCCCCAGGGTTATCTTTGTCGCGTCTGATGTACGTATAGATTGTCGCCGTCATTTCGTTCAGGTCTTCATCAGTATCGACATCAAGGGCCGCTATAACGTCATCCCTGATATCTTCATCAAGGGCGTTAATAGCCTTGGTATCGGTTGTGATAATTTCCAGGACTTCCCCGGATACTGAACGATTCACGACGTATTCATCCAGAGCGTACAGGGTAGGCCTGCCACCGCCAGGCGGGAAATACAACAGGGCATTACCTGTGATAATACAGTGCTTCAATAAATCCAGGAGAACTGGCCGGGCCTGTCTCTGTTCAAAGGCCCACCTTGCTCGTCTCTCAGCGATAGCCAAGAGTCCATCAAGTTTCGCTGTGTCCTGACCTTCCTGACGCACGAGTTCATCAATCCGTAAACGGAAGAACGGGCGCGAAGGCGGGAATAATTCCTGGATGTATTTGTTCGCGAGATTATTCACAAGGTCTGCACCGATGGAATTAAAATCCGTCTGTAATTCCTGGGACGATACATCCTCTGCATCCGGCATGATGTACGGTAGCGTTACCTTGGAGTAATCCTGCGCCCTGAGTTTGTATTTATCCCTCTCAGTCTTCAGGATATTGTACCGGGCTTGAGGTATTTCAGGTGAATAATCCATAAGTCACCTATATCTGTAAGCCGGTAGGGGTATTATCCGGGCCTGTTACCCCGGTCCTCTCTGTGGGATCAGCCAAGTCAACCTTGAATCGACTCTTGGCTGTAGCTCTCCGACGTTTCTCTGATTCTCGTTCCTCACCAGTTAGGGGATCTTCGAGTTCAGCGGCCTGTGTGGGCAGGGTTTTATCAGCCAGCGGAGCCATGCCCTGCTGTACTGTTCCACCACCGCCTTGCATCTGACCACCAACCAGGGAAGCTGCGCCGTAGCTCGCTGCACCCAGGACCAGACCACCCGTGATCGTAGCGGCGGTTGCACCCGCCCCTGCGCCCAGGATAGCTGTTCCGATTGCTGCTGCTGCACTTGCCATATTACCTCCTGTTAATTTACCGGCATCACCCCGAGCCATATCGGTACAGGGTCGAAGCCGAAAGTTCTGAATAATTCTTTGGTCTTCATGAGGTCGTAATGACAGTTAACGACAATAAAATCTTTCCCCTTGGATTTAACCCAGGGGTGCAGATCAGAATAGAACGCCTTGACGAGCCACCCTATGTTCTCCCTGGTCCTGTTTTCTTCAGGTATCCAGAGATGCAACGTACAGGCGGGTCCGGGCGGTAACTCCATACAGAGATACGCCACGGGTTCGTAATCGTCACCTCGGTAAACAGCCAGACCATCGTACTCGAAGGTAGCCATAGGGAATTCCCTCTGCATTTCCTCGTCTGTGAACCTATGCGGAACCAAGCGGCAATCGTTATTCTTTACTGTACTGCTCTTTGGCAGCTCTTTCTTGTCGGTCATGAAGTCCTCTCATATAATTAAGAACTCTCTCTATCCCATGCTGGAACAGGAGTTTCTCTTTTATTTGGGGGTCACTCGGGGGAATCTCGGGGGCTACGAACATCTTGTTCATATGATCGAGTAACGCCCGGCTTATCGGTGGGGCGTTTTCTACGACCTGCTCATAGTCCTTCAAGGATTTCTGTCGAAGACCCTCAAGTAACGACCTTGGGTTATTCATAGATTAATCTCTCCTTTGTTGTAACCCTTGACTATACGTTGGGTGTATACCTTAGTATTACCTTAGTATATTTGCCCCCTCCTGGGTCTTCATAAGTTGTCCCAATTAGGAAAAGCCCTATTGGCGGGGGTTTCAGAGGGTTAACCAAGGGGTTACCTGAAAAGATAACCCCCTGATTTTATTCAAAGTTCCGATTACGGAATTCCTCGTATTTCAGCGCCTTGCTGATGTCTTCCTGGGCGTCACCTTTGAATCCAGCCCGGAGTCTGTACTTCAGTTCGTTCCCGAAACAATAAGCCTCGAAACCTTTCTCCCCGTATACCTCTGTGAGGATCATTTCTATGGCTTTTATCGCCTCAATTGGATTCCGAGTATAATGACTCGGGTGGTTAACTGAATCAGCCTCTTTGGTGGTATTTTGTGCGAAATCGTCGAAATCCCGGACGAAGTTCGTACCCCGATTCGTGGCCGGATCTGGGTGGCAGGTAATACAGGCTTTATTCCAGTGCCCATGAAAGTTCAAACAGGTAGCGCAACCTTTGGTGTCAATGAGTGTCATTAGAACCCGCATGCTCCAGAAGGACAAGATGTTTTCTCTAAGAACTCAAGTTCCTCAGTGAACACCCGGCCTTCTTTTTCGAGTGCTTCTTGGTACGGTACCTGAGTTAACGGCTGGCCTCCGCGAGAACCGTCAGGATAGAACGTAAGTCCTCGTAACAACGTGGCGTACTTCCTGATGATGTCGGCGGTGTCATGCACATTATCTTCGTTGTTCGCTGGTGATCCCCAGGCTGGCAGATTAATCGTAGAACTGATTCCCATATCAACGTACTCTTGTACATCTGCCTGGAATTTAATTCTACGCTCAATGTCCTTTGCGAGGTCACCGGCTGTTTCGATGAGTTCAAGTTCAACTCCCAAGTCTTCGATCATGTACCGAGCCAGTGGTTCCACGATATATTGGTGTTCCCAAGTATTTCCTTTGAGATACCTTCGTTTAATACCCGTCGCAAATAACGGCTCGATTCCAGACGTTGTTCCCGCGATAATAGAAATCGTCCCCGTTGGAGCAATGGATCGAAATCTAACGCACGGCGATTCACCTGAGCGATATGAGGCGATGTTCGCCCCCTTTTCGGATTCTTGTTCATAAACCTCCAACCACTCCTGTAACTCCTGGTTCATTTCGTACCTGTAACCCTTGGTTAAGAGCCACTCGTGCATACCCATGATGCCAAGGCCGATCTTCCGGTTCTCTCTACGGATATCGTAGCATTTCTTCAGAGGTAGTTCAGCCTTAAGTGAACCGTAGTACAGGAACTGTGATGCAAGATACACCACATCCTTGAGTTCCTTGATGTCTTTCACCCTGGACAGATTAATAGACCCCAGGTTACACATATCAGAATCATGCTCCGAAATGAACTCAGCACATGCGTTCCTGACTACTTCCTCGGGGGTATAGATATCGAACTGGAATCCAGGTTCACCTGTCTTGCACGCCTGGTATACGTTATGATGGAACTCTGGGCTATGCAGACTGTATTCCGTGTTGTACACTGTGGATATATTCGTCATATCCAGAGGAGCAGGGAAGTTAAAGTCCTTAGCTTTCAGGGCCTTGACTTCTTCAGACCAGTCCTTTGCTACAGAGTATTCCCACCAGTCTTGGTGATTCCATGGTAAACTTGAGTAAAGAGCCGAGCGACGTGAGCCGCCCTGTTGGACATTACGCCCGATCTCATTCATAGCGAACATCAGGCTCAGTGGTCCAGAGGCTGTTCCCCCGGTTCTGGATATCGGGGCACCTTTCCCACGGATATCACCGTAGTACGTACCGCATCCACCACCTACCATCAGGGCCATGAAATGTTTATGCCCGAGTTCCGCCCAACCTTCTCTTGAGTCTTCTGCCTTGAACCCAAAGCAATTATTAAAGAAAGCTGCCTCACGGCCTGCGTAATACAGGTACCGCCCGGCAGGGATGAATTTCATTGTTCGCATGTATTCAGCTAACTGTGTCATGTCCCCTGGTGCCATGAATCCAGCGCACACCCGTCTCACCAGTGTGTCACATAGATCAGACCATGTGCTGCATCCCCCAGACGGATTATACAGCTTGTTCATGAACACAGTTTCGCCGAGATTCGTCCTAAACTCCGGTTGAACCATAGCCTCCTCGATCCTCATTCCCAAGTGTTTCAACAGTCTCGAACTCAATCTTCGGCTGTTTCTTTATAATCCTGAACTGACAAATACGCGCCCCTTTCGGGATAATGAACGCCCTGTCCTCCAGGATATACGCCGGGAATAACCATTCGTCGTTATCGCCTTTGTAACTCTCGTCAACAACACCAATACTATTCGCCATGATAACACCGTAGCGTTTAAAGGTGGAACTCCGAGGGGCTATATGAGCCTCGTACCCTTTCGGTAGCTCGATTGCTACACCCAGGGGAATCATCTTGAGTTTGTTCCCTATGAGCTTAATAGTCTCAGGGACATACAGATCAATCCAATCCCCGATATCTGTGTGTTCAAGCTCAGGGACATCCCGGAGATATTTCACTTTAACTTTCATCTGGCCTCCTATATGGAAAGAATTCCATGTGGTCACTTGTATATACAACACCGCACCCGAGTGACATAGGGATTTTGAAATACTTCTTCCCGTAACGGAAATTGTATTTATCCTCATCCACAAGGCACCCGACATTCATAGCCGAGGCGTTCATTAGAGGGCGCGGTATATGGAACACAGCAGCATAAGCATGGGTATGTCCTTGGACGTATGAAGACCCAAGTTTATTTGCTGTATTCTTTGCCCCGTACATACCATTGGACCCCAGGCCATGCTCTATGATAGTTGAGTTGAACAGAAGAAATCTTTCTGCCCAGATCCAGGTGGCTGGTAACCCATAAATCTCATTCAAGGATTTCATGAATACCTCGTGAGGTATCCCGAGTTCCTCCAACCGTCGTTCAGGGATATCATCATGATTACCTTTACACAGGTACATACAAGGATAAGCCTGGACCCATCGCTTGAGTTCAATCTTAGCTGCTTCCCATTCTTCTTTCGGGGATAAGGCATCTAACTCAGAGGGCCATCTGCTTATGTAATGATGATCCACGAGATCACCTATGTGAACAACCTGCTGTACGTTCCTGTCGTAAAAGATCCTTTGTGTGAACTCAAGAGCATCACCCAGGTGACCTGGGATATGCGTGTCAGGGATTATACCCGTGACTTTATTCGGTAATTTGTACATAAACCTCCCAGGTTAGCAAAAATAGGGGCCACCCGAAGGCGACCCCTATGTATACAATTGTCTACCCGAGTTCAGCGAGCTGTGCTTCGAGTTCCGCTTTCTTTTTCATCAGGGCTTCTTTCTTGGAAGCGGCCTGAACTTCCTCGACGTTCGCCAGGAGTTCTTCACGCCGGGCGATAACCCCGGTGTATTCCTTGTGCAGGGACCGGGACATATGCAGCAGCACGTTCCGAAGCTGTACGGAAGTCCGTTTGATTTCCGCCTGGGTTGTCAGGCCGGAATCCAGTTTGTCCGACAGATTCTGGGCGACGGTCAGGTTGTTCTGTACGGCTTCAAGACCATCTTCTTCGATGAATTCCGGTCCAGTTACTTCTTCAGTTTCTTCCAGGGTTTCGATGACATCGTTCATTTTTTCTTTCTCCTCTTACGTTTAGTTTTAGGCGGGATATACCGCCCGTTTACAAAAGTTGTCCCAGGGTAATACAGGTCGTACGGTGGACGCTTCCAATATTCCAGGATGTTACTCAGCCATTCTGAGTCATCAATATGGAGTCCAGCCCTGGTACATAGATTCTTAATTTTCCCCTCAAGACCGTTACAGTTCCGACAGAGTACACCACGAATCTTACCGGTTTTATGGCAGTGGTCTACCGTCCGGTTCCTCGCAGGTACTGTACTCATTGGGCGACCGCATAAAGGGCAGTGCTTAGGGGTGTGTTTCTTCTTCCATTCAGATAACGCTTTGGGGGTAGGTATAATCTTGTCTGTCATACTATACCGTTAGCCCCAGGTACCAACAAGAACGCATGATCCGGGTAATACTTCTGGTATTTCTCGAATGCCGGACCAGTGCTAAAGACAGTAATCAAACCATCTCCAGGCGGTGTGAAGTCCTTGTGATATACCTCGTGTGTTCCGTACAGATTCGGACCAGCCAGCCACAGGGCTTGCTTCTGGATACTCAGGGGATACTTACCCATGATATCCTTAACGTCGTACCCTGTAGGAATAACCAGAACGTCGATGTTATGCTGCATGTATTCCAGCTTCACAACCATACGCCATGTATCATTACGGTTATTGTACGATTCCATGACCTTTACGGCGGTCATCTCAGATACATCATGGTCCAACTGTACAATGTACTTCAGAAGGTCCGCGTCTGACATCTGGGTAACCACCAGGAAATCATAATCAGGTGAATCATGCGGTAGCAAAGCCCCTCCTGATATATACACAGATCCCTCCAAGTACTCAGCTACAAGACCAGCCGCGAATTTCACCGCAAAGGGAACAGCGGGGTCCATATTTGTTGCGGCGACCGTCTCATCCATAAGAGTCTCCCTTGTTCAATGAATTGTTTATTCGCGGTTTCGACACCAGCCGGGAATTCCTCCCCGGTACGCCAATGCTTATAGCTATGCTCTCCCCAATACAGGAGATAACAAGCGTACACCTTGTCGTGCATATCCTGAATCGTTTCGCAATCAGCCAAGATATTCAGGGCAGCTTTAGGGCCGCACCCACCGTTCCTGAGATTATTCTCTGTGGGGATATTCTCCTTGATCGCCGGGGTTATCTTAGGTAACCCTGGAATCCAGTCAGCAGAATCTCCCATTAGCATCTGGGCAAAGAAGAACCGCATACCAGTGCCCCTGACTGTACCTTTGGAGTCAAGAAACAAAGTCCCTTCTTCCTGTACTTCCTGCATGTACCCGGACGACATACTGTGATGAAGTCCGGGGTTAATCAGCAGGTCTTTGTCAACGGTGGATATAACGGAGTTCTCTGTTCCGTACAGCTTGATGTTCTCAGCCTGGGTGTAGCTCAGGGCATCATCTGCTTCTTCATCGTCACAGATAATAGCACCCCAATTATCAACGAGATACTGACGAGCTTCCGGTAACCACTCAGGTTGCGGTTTGATACGCACCCCGTTTTCATCATAACGGTTACCTTTGTACCGTTGAAGGGTAGCTACCCGGTTCCTGAAGTTCTTCTCTCCTGTGAGAAAAGCCCGGTGTTTCCCGGCTGAAGTCTCGTCGATGATTTGCTGCATCCTGATATCGCACTTGGTTGCAACCGCGCCGAAGCCTGTATCATCCAGACCAAAGGCACTGTAATAAGCTACAACATCAGCATCAATCAAAACCTCCCTATCCTGTTTGTGTTCTATTGGAGCTACTTCAGGTAAACTGAACATCAGATCCACTCATTCAGTTCATTCACAATAGACTGAGCCGTCCACTCCTGTTCACCCATATGCTCTCTGGCGTGTTTCACCAAAGCATCCAGAACCTCGTTCCAACCAGCCGAAGAACTGATAACGATATCCCCAGGCTCCAGCAGGATTTCTTCCTGTTCTTCAGCCATATAAACTTCAGGGAGTTTCTCAGTGAATTCCTCGACCGGGCTTTGTTCAATTACAGTTTTCATAACGCCTCCTTAGAACGGGATATCATCATCGTCATAGGTTGCAGGCTGTCCTGTGTTGTTCGCCGGGGGTTCATTCTGCCCAGGATCATCGTCGCCGTACAATCCCTCAACGAGCATCTGGACTTCAGACCCTTCGTAATTCACAGCGTTCTTAACGCACTTCCGAAGGAACTCAGGCATTGCTTCCCAGGCTTCCTGGGTGGGATTGTCCCAATCAAAGATCGGGCCGTACTTACCTTTGGCAGGCGGCACTTCTATTTCTTCCATCTTACCTGTAGCAGGATGTTTGAAGGAAGTCTTCTGGATACCCTCGGGTTTCATATTCGCGTAAACAGGAAGGTTACCGTCGTCATCGGCCTTGTTCCCGATCTTGTTCGTCACAGCAATCAGGAACGCATTACCTACATGCTCATGCAATCCCTGGTGGTTCGTACCGGCAGCCTTGTTCATAGCGTTCAGGAACTTCATGTACTTCGACCTGTTCGCGTACGTCAGGGAGATATTCCCGGATGCAAGGGCATCAGACACAGGGAGCTTATTGATGAACTCACCGTTGTCACCAAAGGGAATACTGGTTTTGATCGTCAACGGGGCTACATCATACGGTACCGTCGGGAATTCAAACACCAAATGAATCATGAGTTCAGCGGGCTTCAACTGCCCGGCTTTCTTACCCTGGTCGTACTTCGCTCGCTTCCCTTTGAACACCGGGTAATGCTTCCCGAGTTCCGCGTAGTACACCAGGCGCGCAGGGTGCGTACCTTCCTCGATGTACTTCGTTTCCTTCTCGTAATCGCCTCCCCCGCCATCTTCGGGGAGTTCATTGGGATTTACTTTTACAGCCATTTTTCCCTCCTGTTATTTAAATATATGCCCACGTTTTATTGTGTTTGATGTTATAATCGGCACTATATCCACTCTGGATCTCCTTCTTCTATTGAGTTCGGTGTTTCCAAGAGGTTCTTACCGTAGTCGATATCCACAGGGAACTCAGTATCCCACTGAACGTCTTTGTACGTCTTAGTAAAATACGGAGATACATCCTCAAGCAGAGTCTTGACTTTCGGTAGGTACTTCTTAGCGACAGTTTCGTTTTCGCAGTCAATGTACACACTGTCGTGTACTGTGTTCATGAGTTTCAAACGGTCACGCAGCCTGAGTTCAACCAGCTTACGCCAGAGTCTCCCGGACATAACCTGCATAATCTCCCCACCAATACCCTGGGATGGGTAATTCTTCATCTGGGTGGGCATAAAGGCTGTGAACTGACCTTGGTCTTTCTTCCATTCCGGGGCGTCTACTTCAACAAAGGAATAAATCGTCCCGGTTACTGACCGGTAATACCCGACAGCTTTCTGGTAGCCATCATCAGTCCTCAGTGGGGTAGGTTTCCTTGAGTTCGCCACGGCCTCAGCTACAGCGTCGTCAAAGGCGTACATCATGTGGTACTTTTCTTTCCTGGCTTTGATAGCTTTCTCAATAAGGTCAGCCTCGACACCACTGGCCGCAGACAAAGACCCAACACCGGCACCATAGGCTTCACCGAATGTAATCGGCTTAACATCCTGGCGTTTCTTCTTCCACTCAGGATTCTTCAGGATCTTCGCCTGTTCGTACACGTAATCGTAATCCTCGTCATACACAAAGGCTGCCCACTCGCAATGGAAACAGACCCCATCTTTCAGAGCCTGGAGTAACGCCTTGTCTTTAGACAGGACACCTTTACCCACAACTTCCAACTGGGAATAATCCGCCTCAGCCACGACACCATCAGGGAACGATGAGATGAACACACGCTTAACCTCAGACTTCCCTTCCTTTGGGATATTCTGTAAATTCGGTTTCGATGAACTCAGCCGGGCGGTAGCTGTGATTGCATGATTCAGATGACCATGAACCTTCCCATCAGGCTGGATGTTCGTGAGCATCCCTGTCCATTTACCCTTGGTGAATCTTTTGTAGTACGTTCCAAGATCCTTAGACATACCCTTGAGTTCCAAGAGCTTCTCAACGAACGGGACACCTTGTTCAGCTACTTCCTCAAGGACATCCTCAGCGGTGCTGTAGTACCCCTCGACAGATGATTTCCATTTATCCTTGGGTTCCGTCATACCAGGGAGTGTAAAATAAGCGTTGCACTTACGTGTCTTCGGGCCACGCTCGATATCATCCACAGACACCAGCCGAGTCTTTACCTTCCCTGCGTTCTTCCCGGATTTAATAACAATCGGATTACCTTCGTCATCCAGGCATTTCTCCCGGATCTTCTTCTTGTAATACTGAAGGTTACCGTCTGAATCCAGGCTGTATTCCGTCCCTTCGTATTTCAATTCCCCACCGAATATCAGAGCAGAGACATTACGCCACGATCCCCAATTGAATTCACAACCAGTAGGTAACTCCGGGATGTACTGTTCGAGTTCCTCCTGGTGTTTCTGTATGGATTTCTCCAGTGCAGCCATCTGTTCCTCGGCGGCTTTCTGGTCAATCTGCATACCATTGAATTCCATCTCAGTGGTAGCCAGCAGACCATCCATACGTTGCTGGATCGTAACGACTTGGCCTTGTTTCCTGGCCTGGGTAACCTGAGCGAGAAAGAGATCCTCAGTAGTGAGAACGTCTCCCATCAGATACTCCATCAGGATGTCTTCGTCAATGTCTTCTGTCCGTATCCCTTGATCCCACAAGGCAGCAACCATGTCAAGTTTCTGGTGATCTAACCCACGTCGTTTGGCACAATCCTTGAGGCTTACACCGAGTCCTTTGGCGTGCGGTTGCATGGAATAAAATTGCCCACTGAGAAGATACTCAGCGTACATCGTGTCCCACACCTTACCACCGTTCTCGAAGAACTTGATTAGCTCAGGATCGTCCCAATACCATATCAAATCGAACTTGATATTATGCCCTATAAGGTACTTAATACCTGTGAGATCAGGTAAACTGTACTCACCAGGGCGAAGGCCATAACGATCATCAACTGGTCCCTTGACATAATACTCCCCATAATACTGGCGATCTTGGAATTTGAATCCGGTGGCACATAGACCGTAATCTTCGCACCATCGAGAACCAACCCGCCCGGCGTGTTCACCATAGGTCGTCTCGATATCAAATACAAGATACGACATAGGCTATTCCAAGATTTTATTCAAGGAGTTAATCACACGGTCAGCCAAGGAAATTTCTCCCTGGTCAGCGTAATTCTGCCCCTTGAGTTCAGAAATCTGTTCGGATCGTTTCTGGATCTCCCTGCTTTTATCAGCTTTGAGTTTCTCCAGGGCTTCAATCTTCTTGGTGAAGTCTGCCATAATTTTTGTTACTGATGTCTTGAACATACGTTTTCCTTCCGTAGACAATTGTCTACAAGTCGCCGAATAAACTCGGTAGTTCGTTCATAAGTTGTCCCAATAAGGGAGAAAATAAAGCCCTGATCTGGGGATGCGCGTTCGGTGCGGTTCTCAGCTTCAACACATGCCGCCATTCCCGGATGTTCGTCTTCATTACAATTTCAGTTCTCAAGGCCGAGGGTAATACATCCCTGGCCTGTTCAGGACGCCACCCATGATACAACAGGTTCTGGTAGCATGTCTCTGCTGCCTCCATAGCGTTGATCCAGGTGTCCTGCTGTTGCTTGGATGAACTCGGGAACCACTCAGGTTGAATGACTTCGATGTCACTGTATCTGACGTACCGAGTTGATTCCTGGGCGTAAGAGGCAAGGCGATGCCTGACGAGTTCATGAGTAACACCCCGGTTCGTAACTAAACGAACTGACATATCAGCGAACTCAAGCATAGCCGTGTGACCCTTACGGATTAACCTGGGAATGAACTCAGGGTCAGTACCGAAACGATCCCCGGACCTGTAACAAGTCCTGGCAGCATCCTCGATCTTATCACGGACATCTCTCAGCGACGTGATAATATCGTACGACTGTCTGATTATCTTCATTTCTTTTCACCTTTCGGTAGCTTCGGGTTCAGGTAATTTCCAGTGCCTTTGTTGAATACCACCTCAGTGCGACAATCAGCGTACGCACCGGGCAAAGGCTCGGATTTCGTTTTCGGAATATAGATGAACCGTGATCGCTCAAACCCTTGTCGATCATCTGTGCCAATCGTAATGATAAAGTCGCAGGCCCCTTGTTTACCAGTCTTAGAATCCTTGAGCGCACTCTCTGGTATCCACTGCATTCCTGCTCCTTCGACAGATACCTGGGAAGTTGGGAGCGAAAGGAAATCATAGATAGCGGCGCATTCCCGTGCCCATTGGTATAACCCCTCAAGACGCTGGTCTGTGCGATCGCCAGACTTATACCCAGGTGCCCCTCTGACATTATCGAGCATGTCCCACACAACGACACATGGCTGTACTTTCTCAATAATGCGTTCAAGGTATTTATAGTCTCGACCATGAATATCGTATACCTGAAACAGAGATGGATCGCCGCACTGTTGTCGTAAGAGCCGTTCTGCTTTCTCAAGGCCCAACTCAGCAATCTGTTCAAAGTTTCTATGGAGTGCAGCACGTAGGAATCCGCCCTTAATACGCACTCCCTTTCCTTCGTTGTTAAACCATACAACAGGGCGTCCTGTCTGTTGGATGTATTCTCCTTGCACGAAATGCACGCACTGGTCCACCACGAAGGATGTCTTCCCGACTCCTGGCCGTGCTGCGATAATACCTTGGAGACCTGTGCGTAAGTCTGGCAGACTTCGATTAAGGCAATCAAGGCCCCATTCAAGCGAAGTTCCGCTGAGGCCATCCTGTAGGATCTCCTCGACAGTTGCTGTGCAATACCCGGAGTCCGTAACCCTTCGGACATCGTGTTCAAATTCTTGGAGACGATCTCGAACTGCTTCATACAAGTCGATTTCTTCTCCAAGGGCATAATCATTCTGGACATCTTCAATCTCCTTTGAGAACTGAAGGAGCCGAAGCTCTCTCGTAATCTCCCTGGCAGTATTCGGATCAGGATCTCCCTGCATAACCTTGAAAATCTTTGCGTACATACGCTTTTCATCGTCCGATAAATCTGAACCCAGGAAGAACTTCGATTCAAATAACTCTTGATTCCACTCTGCACCCTCAGTTGAACGCCAGTAAACATCAATAGCATTAAGTACAGTACGAATCTCCTTATCGAATCTCGATAAAGGTATAGCTGCCCATAACCTATTGTACTCTTGTCTTTGGGTGAGAAGCTGGAGTAACGTCTTGTTGATTTGATACAAGTAACCTCCCTATCTCATCGTTTGTTAATCGTTTCGGATCATCCCTGGATTTAAGCATTTCGACCTCCGTCAATAAAGACAACTGTTGTATGGCCTTTGCTGCGCCCTTGATTCCCGCCTTGTCAGGATCGAACCAGACGTACACCTTAGCGTATCGACTGAGTTCATTGATTAAAGATGCACCCAGAGAAGTACCAAGGGCAGAGTATGCGGGAAGGAATTTAGCGCACCGTCCAGCTGACAGTACATCCTCAGTCACGACTGTATACAATTGTCTACAGCAACCCGGTGATCTGTGGCTTGCCCAATAAGCCCCGTCCTTGGTCTTCTCCAGGTACTTAGGCTGTTGCCATGACTCAACAGCCCGGCCAATGTACCCCATGTAACGTCCGTTGGGTACGATCGGAATGATAACTCTATTTAACTCTGCGCTCCATTGTATTTCATAATGCCGGATGAGTCTCAGTGTCCAGCCGCCTTTACCTAACCAAGCAAGACCCGCCTTTGGTATCGAGTGGGAACAGTCCGATGGTAGGTCATACGACTCTTTCATCCTTGCTGCTCTGTATGCTTCAAAGGTTTCCTGCCGTCTTAGGCGTTCCCTGGGGGAATTCCAGGCTGATTCAAAGAGACTCGTCCCGCATTTGAAACAATGGAACATGAGTCCTTCAACTTGATTCGTGATTTTCATAGCGGCACTGGAACTGCATCCGTTATGCGCCACCTTGATTGAACCCCCGACAGGTAGCCTGGATGTAATACCAGTGTATTCGTCAGGGTGTATATCCATTACGGCTCCAGTACGTAATACCGGCCCATAACCTCAGTGTAATCGAGATTGAACTCCTCGATCTCATCCTGGTCAACTTCCTCAAAGAACAGGGGATCAGACAACAGACCGTCACCGCCCGTGATTTCGTACACGTACATCAAGGCTTCACCGATATCCTGTGCGCTCGGATCTCCCTCAATGATCTCAATTTCCGGGAGTTCAAGCAGCCGTGCGCCACTCTCAGCGAATACCAGGATCGCAGCCTGACTGAACTTGGAAGCGATCCCAAGGATACCCTGCATCAATGCCCTGGATTTCTCGGGGTCAGCCACGATGGTTGCATTCGGCAGCACGATATACGACTGTTCTTCCTGTCCTTCCCAGGAACCAGTACAGGGAATGATATACCCATCCCATCCGATCAGGTCAACCAGTTTGTGTACCAACAGGGCAGACCGCCGGGCGTTTTCTTCGGTGTTGAATTCAGGTCTTTCGGCAGAAATGATTACTCCGTTCTGTGCAAAAATGTCTTTCATGATTAAATTCCTTTCGATGCTTTGTATTGTGATTTGATATCGTTCAAACTGTCAGCCCTGTTCTTATCAGGGCGATGGTATTCAGACCATTCTGAACCATCCATCCTGGGTAGATACAGGGACGTAGTAGACTTTGATTTGGAAGTGATGACAGATTCTGCTTTCACCTGGACAATCTCACCAGTCACTTCATAAGGTGTCCTTAATCTGTCAGCGTCGCACCTGAGATTTACCCAGGTCTGGAGAAGCCGATCAGATGACGCACAAAGTACAGCCCCGAGTTCATCCGGGCGTTTGCTGTGGGGTTTCGTGTCTATGATCTCAAGTTCAACGGCGAACTCGTTCTTGATCTTGACGCAGTACCAGGGTTTCCCGTTCTTGAACTTACCATCCCTGGTTTTGCATATCGCGCCCTCACCCCCGTTACGGATAAAATCCTGGGCGATCTCCCTGGCCTGTTCTTCAGAATGCACCAAGAGTTGTGTAACCCTAATGGATCTGTTAGAGCAGAAGTGCCAGAGTTCTTTGTACCGTTTCTCCTGGGACCATCCCTTGATGTACATATCGAGGATCACTGTATGTATACAATTGTCTACAGTCCCACCGACCTTGGCGTTCTTGACCTGCTGGTTAATCAGGCCGTTACCTGTCTTACGATCCAGGTAACCACCCTGTTCAGGGTCACGGACCAGAGCTTCATGGTGTACAATTCCGTTGAAATGGAATACACCATTACCCTTCTCCCAGAAATACGACGGACACGACGAAAGGAATTCCGGAAAGTATTTCCCTATACTTTGGCCTTGTCTCGTCCTGATATCTGTTGGTTCCCCATGCTGGTACTCAACCAGGAAAGTCATACCGTCGATCTTTTCCTGAAGGTGTACACCATCTGACCACGGTAGTCTGTCAAGGGCTTCATCTGTCCCTGGTACAGCGCCCATGTATTCCTGGGTGTAAATCAATCCAGGCCAGACCTTGTTCACCAATGACACACCGATTTTCGCCGGGTTCTTACGGTCCAGTATCCACTCAAGAGTCTTTTGTCTGTCGTAATCAGACTGATTCCAGATATCCTGGATGTAATTCTTGAGGGCATCACCACGTAGATCATCCCGAAGTAACGTATACAACCGGGCAAGTAGGTCGATGTCCTTACGTATTGTCGCCGAGTAAGCCGGATCGCATCCCCCAGGTACTTTCTTGATGTAATACATGATACCTGGATCGAGCATGAGCCTGAAGATTTCCTTCTTGGTGTCATCCTGCACGTAGCAGGATTTCAGGAAATTTTCCTGGGCCTTACTCCCTTTACCAGTGAGTTCCGTTATAACTTCGTAAAAAGATTCGCTCATTACCCCTCCAAGAATCCGCAATCTGTTTTCGTTTCAGGCACCATACGCCCGGTGTTAACCTGTTTACACACCCCGGAAGCAATCGTCAAGGGGATCTTTGTGCCATCTTCATGCACGAAATAATACTTCGACTCGTTACCGTACGTCTTCGTGGGTTCAATAGACAGCGTGAACCCGTACTCCTCAAAGGACTCCTCGATGGAATCAAAGAAATCATTGAACGCCTCAATACTCACAGGAGAATGGAAGTGCACCCTGAGTTCTTCATCGTCAGGTGTCGTCCAGAACGAGTTCTTCAGTCCGTGCAGGTTAATATCCCTGTCAATTTCCCAAACAATACCGGCCTTACGCTGCCACTCAGGGTCTTTGAGCTTCTCCTTCAGGAGTTCAATAGAACGCTCAAAGGATTCAATGCTGGACTGTAACTGTTCGTGCGGAAATTTCATACCCACCTCCTGAAGTACCCAAGGACAACCGGCGATGGGTTATCCAAGACGATGTTAGACACCAGATCCCTGAGTTTAACCTTCGGCCTCTGCATTGGTTCGTACTTAGGGCATATAGCAACAGGGTCATTCTTCTTATTGAACCTGTTACACCGATGGACGTTGCAGTTATTGCATGATCTCATAGCGCCTCCTTGTAGACAATTGTCTACAGTGTGTTAAACCAGAACCATTTAAGGTACTGTTCTTTGGTGAAAGACAGGTGGCCTATCTGCATGCCGTCCTTGTCCAATACCATGAATACAATTTTGATATCTGCCAGCAGACGTTCGACTTGCTGCCCGTTCATATACACGGCTGGTGTCAGGCCAGATGCAAGGTCAGTAAGATACATAACCTTTACGGCATCGGTCCAGCCAAGGACAGATACATTCTCGTCAAATAGAAAATACACAAGACTCCTGTCGTCAGGGTGCCACTGAGTTTCAACCAGATAAATGCCCGGAAATAACTCAGGCACCTGCTTCTCGCCTTCTGCACTGTATGACACAGAGAACGTAAAGACGATCAGCAACAAGGCTGTAGCCATGGCTGCCAGATAAATAATAAAATACTTCATGATTCCCCCGTTGTTTGTAGACAATTGTCTACGTTATCTGTATCATAAGTTGTCCTAATTAAACCATCGCACCACAGCCGCGTACGTATGCGCGAAGAAGTACAGTGCTGCAAATAGAATGAACAAATCAATTACTAAGTGCTTCATAAGGTGTCCTTATTAGGGTAACAGATTGTAATAAAACTTTACACACGCCAGTTTGAACTTCTTCCACGCCAGGTCCAGCCGGGCGAATACATAAGCGTTAAGCCTGAGCATATAACCTCCTTTACGATATCGTGAACGTAAAAAGGCCACCCCGAGTACGGACGCCCAGGGTGGCCTTCGGTGTAGACAATTGTCTACCTTACTGATTCATAAGGTGTCCTTATTACCCAAAGAAATGAGTTGAGGTAAGGACGTTATCGAGATTGAAATCACCGCGCTTTACGTCAGCGGGATTCGGGAATTTCTCTTTCAGGTGCGGTCTTTGTTTAACCTGCTGACGCCAGAAGTCAACCAGAAGATTATCCCTGTGGAGTTCCCGGAAGGTAGCACGGATTATCCTGTCAAAGAGTTCAGAGTTCCCGGCGTGACAGGCGAATGAGTCATGGACACAAGCGAAGTCGCGAATACCTGCATCGAACCCTGAGCATACGGCCATCTGTAAATGACTGGAGTCAATCGAGTGAACAAAGTTCGGCGCAAGGCTGGACTTCATCTTGTACTTGTCGAATGATTCCAGTTCCTCTTTGAATGACAACCGGATCTGACCGTCAAGGAATGTTTTAATCAGGGTGTCTTTGGTGTCACGGATATCAGTCATCACCTTGAATCCAGTCGGTGTAACCCATGAGATAACACCAGGGTCATCAGTATTGATTGCGCTGGCAATATCCTGAAGGAACTTCATTGCTTTCCGGCTGGCTACAACAACCTCGTCGAGTGCAGCCCATACGTAGTTAGTAAGGAACGCGCTCGCGTACTTCAGCGGGTTCGCTGCAACGCCCTCTGCGTCTTCGGGTACCTCAACAGACATGAACGGGGCGATGTAATCAGGATCTTCAATACGTCTGGTCTCAATTATCTCGTTAATATAATCAGCCACCTGATCCCGGCAAGCGATCTTCGTACCGCCGTACGGCAGAACCATCGTGGGTTTCTTGGTGAGTTTACGGCATACCCCGAATTCCTTCCAGGCTTTAGCCATAGCTATGTCAAAGGCACCGCAGGGTTCCCATCCCTTGTTCCCGATCTTGTAGCCACGTCCTGATTTCTTCTGTGATGCGATTGTCTTATCCAGGTATTCCATAACCTTGTCTGCTGTGTTCTGGTAAATATCCTGGGGTACCTCGCTGTCACTCAGGCATACTGCATCGGCTGATATCGTATCGCACAGCATGGCAGAGAAATGCTGAATCCCGTTGCACTTCCCATCCTTCGGTATAGGTAAATACGATACGAAATCCTGACGTTCTTCTGTAGACAATTGAATACATTCACCAAGCTCAAGGCATATAGAAAGGAACGTGTAAGGCTCGTCCGCGCTACCCCAGAATTCTCTGGTGTCATCTGGATCGTAATACGTGGCAATGATAGCGTCCTTGTTTTCCTGAACCCAGGCCAGTCGTTCATCCAGGCTGCACTTATCAATTCCGTAGGTTTTTGCTGCATGGAGACACAGGTGCTTGAATCCGTGCTTGCCCAGGCGTACACCCCGGCGAAACTTCAGGAGCGCCTTTGATTTCTCCGTCCCTTGTTGAGACAGGGCAGTACCTGTGGAATAAAATCTACCCCTGAAATCCTGCGTCCATACGAAATAGAATTCGTCCTCGTTCTCCATCTTATTCGCCATGCCAAGGGTTCTACTGATCTGCATACACTTCGATACCCTGGATCTTTCCTCAGCGGACAGGCGAAGGTAAGTATCATGCCATTCAGCGTACGCTGTCTTCTGCTCCATCGTCAATGCTTTCCTGGCTGCTACCTTGGCTTTCCTGGCTTCCTCTTTGGTCATGCCTGTGGTATCCGTAGGTTCAAGCGGACACTTCGGTATCTCGATAGGCTCAGTAGCAGGCATATCAATCCCGTCTTTACGGGTGAACTCTTTCCGCATCTGATTGTAGACAATTGTATTCAATTCCCAGGGTACAGCCTGAAGGATATTCGCCGTCTTGTATACCAAGGGCATCCCATCGTCATCTGGTACATCGCGGAGATACTTCCGTTTCTGTGTCTTGACAAGGGGTTTCTTCTCACGGACAGCTTCGGTGTGATATCCACCGTACGTCGGCGATTCCCAGGAAATAGGCGGCTCAACGCAAGGCCAGAAATCCGGGTGCATGTTCTTGCATATATCCAGATTCGTCCTGATCCATTCGGCTGCCTTGTCTGTGCCGCATATGAAATACTGGCTATTCTTTTTGTTCTTCCAGTTCGAGACAACCTGAACCAGACCAGACCCTGGTATCGGCCTGTTGTTTTCGTCCAGGTCCGACGTAGCATGGATAAAAGCCTGTACCAAGGCGATACCAATGTGAACCTTATGCTTTCCAGGCCACGGTTTCCACTCAGGTGTCTTCTCTGATTTGTCGAACGACGACAGGAGCAGGTTCCGCATTACAGCCCGGTCTGTCTTGTGATTCTCTTTGATGTAGTTCTGGGTTGATCTCATGTATTTCGCATCCATACGCTTGAGCATATCCAGGCGCAGGTTGTCCTCAACCTTGTTCGCAATCTTGATAGCTGTCGCCGTCAAAGGAACAGTCGTGGATATCGCGTCAATGATCGCTTTGCTTGCGATGTACGCCACGAGCCTGTGATCCTTACCATCCAGGTACTCCCAGGCCACCGGAGTTTTACCCGGCTTGCCTTTGTACAGTTTGATGGACTTCTTGATGATATACGCAACGGTATCCACGTAATACCGCAGCATACTTATTCCGTAGGTTGTCGTTGATTCTCCATCGTACGGTGAATTCTTGGCGCGTTTAACTGTCGCAAAGAACTTCGCCATACCACTATCTACCATATCCTTTTCCAACTCAACCTGTCGTGTCATGGCTTCCTTTCGTATACAATTGTCTACAACTGAGATTCTTTTCGTATCGCCTCGACGTACTCCTGCCATTCGTCGTCTATCTGCTGCCAGAATTCGTACCCCTCCCTTGTCTGGTGCAGGTTAAAGGATCGCCAGATCCATTCTTCTGGGTCATAGGTCCAGGTAACCCTGAACATACTCCTGCCTTGTTCCGCACAGGCCATGCAATACACGTTAATAATATTGCATGTGCCTAAGAATTCGCGGAAGTGTCGCTGCCATTGTTCTCTTTGATCGTCGCGCATATTCCCTCCCATTCTAAATCCAGGTAAAGGTAATCGTACACCCTATCACCCCAGGCTATACCAAGTATAAGCCAACGTACAGGGTCTGTCGTCTCCAGGAATTCCCGGAGTGACTTGTCGTGTCCCTCTTTGGCGTACCGAAAGACGAAATCGCCCAGGAGTCCCTTTTCCATGAGCATACGACAGAACGCTGCAATGTATTCCAGGTTCTTGTATCCAGGTATCAGCCGGGTTATAGCTTTGTCAATGATACGGTTCTCTGTTATTTCCGGTTCTTCATTCACACGATATCCGGCGTAATAGTGGCGTACTTCAATAGGTTTACGATGACTCGTTGGTCCCTGGACTTCGGTCATGTTACGTCCATTGGCGAAACCTGTGTCTTCCTGTAATGCGAATTCTCTAACGTCCATTGTGTTCTCCTTTGTTGTATACAATTGTCTACACATAATTCCCGCCGCAACCCCGGATACACTTCGGGTCTTTGCAGGCCAGGCCGTGTTTATCGGTTCGCAGGTGCGTTTCGTACATCCGGCATATCGGACGGAACCCAGTACCATGCACAATAGGCACCTGTTTGCAGGATATACAATCCGCGCAATAGATTGACTCTTGTTTGTATTTCGTAACGTCCATGTTACCTCCAGGTTATTTTACGTATGTATTATTATCCCAGGTATACACCCAGGTAACCCCCGGCTTCATTAGTTGTCCCTATTGCAGACAATTGTCTACATGAATAGATTTACGATGCTGTACCAGAATATCGCATTGATCCCTAATACCGTTACAGTAGTGACGATGAACATAATGAATGGCATAAATCCCCCTTTGTTTTGTTAGTAGTTGTCCGTATTACGTTTACGGCGAACAACCCCAGGTTTAATCCGGGTTAATTCCGATTCGCGCTTGACATGACAGATACATACAGTCTCTTTTTCGCGCAATTCTTGCTTTTGTTTACGCACATAACGTGCGCCAGTCTGTGATTTCATATCGTCCTCCTGGTGTAGACAATTGTCTACGATTTTGGGTTAACCTGCCTTGACGACAGGAAAGTGAACTGACAGGCTCGTCAGGCAGGGAATGTCAATCCCCGCGACGCCCCCAGGCGTTAAGCAGCTTCGCTGCGATATAAACCCAGGGGCGTTTCGCCGGTTAGCTCAGGAGAGCTTTCTTTTCAGCCGCGAGTTTTTTCTTGAGATCCGCGTCAGCAGATTTCGCCATCGCCTTGAAACCAGCGTTGAGCATTTCGCGCTGGAGTTTCGTCAGGGTGATTTTCGCCCCGGATTCCATCGCGGCAAGTTTCGCCTCAGCCGTGGCCGCCCGCTGCCGTGCCTGTGCGAGTTCATGCTGCAACCGGGCGATTTCGTCTTCGCGGGATGTATCGGGCAGTTCATCGCCAGCGGATACGCCAGTATTCGCCCCGGTGTCAGCCTGGGCAGGTGCGTCGCCCGTGGATTTTTCGTCATCGTCGCCAGTCTTTTCGCCGGTGCCTTTCCCGGTCAGCTCGTCCGTGATTTCTTTCACGAGTTTCGCCGTGGTTTTCTTATCGCTCGCGACTACCCGGTCCCAGATTTCCGCGATGAGATCGTCGTTGTCCTTGATCGTCGTCAGTGGACGAACTTGCGATTCGTTCACGGGCATCTGCGCAGGTGTGAATCCCGCGTCTTTCAGGAGCTTGACGATTTCGTAGCCACGCATAATTTTGTACGCGTAATCGCGAGTCATGTCGAAAATCGTCTCGACGTAAGATTCAAAAGTCTTGAACCCGCGCTCGTGGTGATACGAATTCTCGTTGATTTTCGTCAGTGCTTCGCCGACTTTTTCCCACGCCTTCATGCCCGTGCGGACGATGTTCTCCAGGCTTGCGAATTCCTTGCTCAGGTTAGCAGGACGAATTGCGGTTACGATCTGGGTCTGGGTTTTGTTAGCTTTTGTCATGGTAAATTCTCCTAACTTGTGCGCTTTATAAGCGCGATTTAATTATGGGCGACATGCCCGGTTATGCGATTCGTTCGCATATTCGGCGCTACACCGGAACAGTATAACGCCTGATATATTAACGAATCTTACGATATTGAGCGATGTAGACAATTGTCTACGATGAAGCGATTTTTAGGATATCGCGGACAGAGTAAATGCAGGTGAAAACTTCTCGCGAAGTGAGATTGAATGACGGGACAGGATCGCCCCGGATGTTTATGAAGTTACGAAGTTATGGGTTAGTTCGCCGAGTTTGGCCTTCCATCGCCCGAATACGTCGCCAGCGTTTATACGCTCACGCTTCACGGCTGTGCGATTTACCGTATCGTGCGATATCGTAGCGATTCCCGGTTTACATAGGCGTGGCTCTGACCCACTTACCTACCCGTTTACGAATTGTCAAAGATCGCTTGTTTCGTACGATATCTGTGCGTGTTTGGCGAACTACGTTATCACCCGCCCTTTACGTATTGTGCGATATCGCCTCCGGTCACCTGCGATTCCCAGGGAGCCTGGCGAATGATTCGCGGAGTCTACGAAACAAGTTGTCAAAGATCGAATCGGCGATGCCCCGCCGGACTTGCCAAACAGTAGTGCAAGCCCGGTGCCAACCTGGATTAATTAGTGAATACTTTTTTATAACTACCTGATTTTATTGAATAAAAAAGATTAAAAGAAATGGCATAGTACCACAATGTGACAGTGATTGCTCTGTCTATAATAAGGTATAAATCGGCGAAGTGTTCAAGATAATGAACTGAAAAGTGTCTCAAAAGGTGTCTCAAAGGCTGAAACCCCTATGGATAAAGGATCTCAGGATGTTCAAAATCTTGAACTGGATTGGTACACTGGGCTGTACCAATGTAGCCAAGAGCGCCGCCCAGAGCGGATCTCAGAGGGATTCATAAAAGTGAACAGCCCGGTGTGAAACATACAGTGGAACAAGGCGAAAACAGGTATGAGACACAAGTGTACCACTGGGCGAAAACAGGCTCATAATGAGACACAACTGTCTCACTGTTCCGCCAGATGAAACACCCGGCGATTTCGCCCAGAGTGACGACGAAAGGATCGCCCAGGCGTGTATACAATTGTCCACCCGCGATATTCACGAAGTCTTTCGCCGCGATACAGCCGGGCGATATCGTAACCTGTAACCCGGCAGGTTACAAAAAGGGTTACGAAAGGCGAAACCCGCGTCAGCCGGGCGTCTCCCGGATCGTCGCCTGGGTGATAAGGCCCGGCTAACATCGCCAGGGCGACCCCCTTGGGGGGAAAGCCGGGCGGCTGGATCGTCAGATACCCCCTTGGATAACCGCCCAATTTTACCATCACGAGACAGCAAGGTCTTTATGTCCCAGGGTTATGTATCTCAAGGTTATATATCTCAGGGTAAGGACTCAGGGATCTATTCCATCGACTACACACCCAGGGTACACCCAGGCTACCCCTGCGACTACACACCCAGGGGTTACCTTAGTATTACCTTAGACTACACCCTGGTATACACCCAGGGGTTACCTTAGTATATACATCCTATATTATACATCCTATCGGATATATTTGCCCCCTTCTGGGTTCATAAGTTGTCCCTATTACAGAGGCCCGTCAATAGCGGCTCTCAGAAGGCGAAAATCCGGGTTTTTAACAAAAAAGCCAGCCGGGGGAGATTTCCAGGTAGGGTAACCTACCCCGGTGGCTAAAAGTTAAAATTTCGGGGTGTTTCAGGCGTTCTACAGGGTACCGTCCGGGAGACGCCTCTTTAGAATCTTGATTGAGATCCTAATAGCGGCTATGTACGGCTGAACCCTTTCGACCTGGATACCGCCTATAATCCCCAGAATCTCTGTTGAGACATAGGTTAGTTTCTGCAAAGCCTCAGCGTCCTCCGGATAATCCTCCAGGATCATCTTCGCTATAAGGTAATCTTCCTCAAGGCTCTGTAACCTTTTCATAGTAGCCGGGGAGAACAGAGGCTGTACAGCCGGGTCTGTTACTACGATCTTGATATCCTCGTACAGATCGTTCGTTACGTCCAGGAGACTCGTGTCCTTAGACCCGGTTCCTGTCATAACGCAACTCGGGAGTACCAGGATTAATAGAATACAGAATAATTTCTTCAACTCTTACCTCCTATGCGTGACCAAAGGCCCGCTCGTAATTCATCTTGAACTGTTCGCTCGGTGTCCACCTGGATATGTGTTCCTGTTTTGAATTCCCTGTTCTGAGGCCCGTAAGGGGGTCAATAAGGCCCCTTTTGACCAAACTGATACTAAGGGAGTCGGGTTTATCCGGTGTCGATTCCTGGGCCGTCTGAGCGTCTTCCCAGGCTGTGTATTCCTTGGCGAGATCCTTGGGGTGAGCGCCCCAGGATTTCGGTTTGAATTCCCCCAGAGGGGTTGATATTCCTGTCATGATATCTCCTATGGCCGCAGAAACAGGCCGAAATTTTAATCTTTAAGGTCAGCGAGTGTAACCATAGCCATGTACCCAGGTTCCTTCTCTATGGCCCCGAGAATCTCATCAGGGGTCATATCTTTGAATCGGGTATAGGCTCCTTCGGGGATTTTATCCCAGGAGTATTTCTTCCGGTACAATCCCCAAGACGCAGCACGGACGGCCTTGTGCGCTGCCTGGGCTGTTATCCAGGACGCCCCGTTAACTCTGGCTATCTCCTTCAGGCATTCATCGGCGAACTTCCTGGGTACTTCCTCAGAGTCCTTCGTATAGAAGTAATCATGAGGGATACTTGCCTCGGCTATCTCGTCTGCTACAGGCGGGATAAGAGTCCAGAAGGCTCGTGGAACTGAGGCGTGATCTGTGACGTACCCACGGGGGATCACGAAGATCCCCCTGGGTGTTCTTACGATGAAATCCTTGTGGAGAATCCAGAGCTTCGGACCTATTTTAAAGGTTCCGAGTGTACTCAGGATCTCCCACATACTACGCCCCTTCTACGATGTAATACTTCTCGAATACCTCGGCGGGGACGAACATCCATTCAGCCGCAGCAACGTCAGAAGTCTCGTCAGTCTGATAAGACAGTACGTAATCATCGACAGCTACGTCAGCAAAGGCGTAACCTTCGGTATTCCAGGCTCCGTTGAAGTCGATAGTTACATCGGCTCCATTCATGGTCAGGGTGACAGTACAGGTGCCATCTAAGGGATCGACAGCTTCAACAGCAGAAATGATGTCACCGATGAGAACTCTGGGGTTACCTTTAACTTTGAACATAATCTTACTCCTTTTTCTTTCTGGTAAATCGACTCAGGGCATTCCCTGTAGCCGTTGGGTGAATTGCGGACTTATCCTGGTACTTGAACCGCCAAGCACCGAATGGGTCACGCATGAACTCTTGTAACTTCTTCTTCTTCTTTTCCTGTATCGCTTGGTCAGCGTTCTTGGAAATGTACTGCATGAGATGAGCTACTCCCTGGGCGACTGAATCAAGTCTATCATCATGCAGCAATGAACCCCTATCCCGAGTCAGCTTCGCTAACTGGAACAGGAACTGATACGAGGATCTTTTCTCCAGGGGGTACTTCTCGGTACTTTGAACATCATGCTCAATAGCACGTTGATCTATAAGAACCTTATGCGCCCCCAGGGGTGGTTCGAGGTTATCTATAATCCTCTGTTCTTTCTGACCAGAAGCCCAGACTTCCTCAATGTTCACCTTGATCTCTCTCGCCAAACATACTCCTTTGAGCGCCTCACCGTACGCCCCGTTGCCATAGTTCTTCTCAACGATTACCTCATTGACCTCGAACTTCTTAATAAGGTCAGCAACTTGGTTCAGTCTCTCAGGAGTAGTTCCACCGGGAATCCCGGTTACCCACTTGATGATGATATAACCGTTGCATTCATACAAGATAGATACACCAGTCTCATCACCATTCTGTCCACCACCCGCAGGGTCAATGGACATTAACCGGATTGAATACGGGAAGTATTCGTCATGCACCTTGGCAGGGGCGTATAACCTTTCCTTACCAAGAGCAGAACCAGGATTCAATGGAATCTTATTAACCTCCTGTGGACCCCAGATGAACTTCCCTGGGCATTCCTCATGATCGAACACGTACACCATAAGATCCCTTAACTTTAAGGGGTAACGGTCGGCGTCCATGAGTGCAGTATCGAGCATGAACTGAAGGTTAAAGTAAGCCAGACCCTGGTCGATCTGTTTCTTTGTAAGGGTGTACTCGTCCATCATAACTGGATCGGTGGGTTGTCCCATATCTCCTGTAGGGCCACCGCCTGTTCTCAAGGACGGGTCTGCTTCCATACGCCGCTTAATAATCGGTGCAAGGAATTCCCCGTAATGCTCCTCCTGTTCCTCCGTAGGATAACGCCCAGGCCAAATCCTGATATTGAACCCACGGCCAGGAAGACGGTTATAAATAGAATCAACAGACTGAGGCGTACCCAGATAGATGATCCTACCATTCGAGTTAATACTTGTGAAGTCCAGGGTCAGATGTTGTAACTGTTCCCTCATGACTTCTGTGAGAGCGTTCTTGGATGATTCGATATCATCAGCAATAAGAAGGTCAGCACGGAACCCCTGGATGGATGCAGTAATACCCATACAGGCGATACTCGGTGATTTATCTGATCCTTTCAATTCCCAATGAACATCATAAGCCTCCACCGAAGCACGGGCACCGGGGTGACTGGTATCGCACCTGAGACACTCTAACTCAGGCATATGGTTAATGATCTGAATACACCACGTACTGATCTGCTTCGCCATCTTCGCTCCAGCGGATACTATCAGGATACGCGTTGTAGGATCATGTATAAGGCACCACACGGCGTAACACCCTGTGATGGTTGTCTTAGCCTGCCCACGTTGCGCCTGGGCCATACTGTAGTACGGCCCGTTCGCAATGTAGTGAGCGATATCGTATTGTATATCAGAAGGGGTGAACCCAAGTAACTCCTCAGAACAGTCAGCATAGAAGTCTCTGAAATCTGTGTAATGCTCCTGGAGTTTCTTGAGTTCCGCCCAACGCCATTCTGAGGTTGACATAAATATTCCTTACCCGTAGGTTATATAGGCATTACGCCAGAATATAGTTGTGGTTGGCGCTCCGGCGGACACAAAGTTATACCACCTGATATAGTTAATATTAGTTACGTCAACAGGATCACCGTATTCTTGGAAGGCTGATAAAGGTATAGAGAAC